ACCTGCGGCCGAACCGTTGCGCGAAGCCGCTGGTGCGCAAGGACATGATGAAGATGCAGGCTGGCGGCGCATGTCTGCCGACGGCCTGGGACGTCTTAATGAGCGTGATCTTCTGCCCATGGCACAAGGCCGCATGCAAAAGCTGGCCGAACATCTGTGGCAGTCCAACCTGCTGGCCAACCGGCTAGTGGAATTGCCCCTGGCATACCTGTTGGCCGAAGGTGTCTCGCTCCAGTGCGCGGACGATGAGCATCAGCAGCTGCTCAACCGTTTCTGGAGTGACCCCATCAACAACTGGCCACTCAAGCTCATGGCCCGCGTGCGGGCACTGGGCTTGCTGGGAGAGCAGTGTTACATTGCCCACGTCAATGAGGGCAATGGATTCGTGCGCTTGGGATACCTCGACCCACGCCGTATTGCACTGGTGGTCAACGATCCTGACAACCCCGAGCAGCCTGTTGGCGTTATCACCCAGCGCGACGATAAAGGCCGTCAGTACAAATACCGCGTTATCGTGCTGGGTGAAGACAGCGACCTGTTCAGCCAGCGCACCCAAAACATCCGGCACAAAGACTTCACGGACGGCGAGTGCCTGCTCTACCAAATCAATAAATTCCCCGACGGCAGCCGTGGCCGCAGCGACCTGCTGGGCCAAATGGACTGGCTGGACGCCTACGATGATTACCTGTTCGGGGAAATTGATCGCATTGATTACCTGCGGCGCTTCGTTTGGGACGTCACCCTCAAAGGTGCAGACCCCACCGCCGTGCGCGAATACGAACACCAATTCAAACCGCCGCAGGCCAATGGCACTTTCGTACACAACGACTCGGTTGAGCTGCGAGCCATCAGCCCTACGCTCAACGCCACCGACACAAGCGAGAGCGCCCGCCTGCTGCGCAATCATGTGCTGGGTGGCGGCACCATGCCTGAGCACTGGTTTGGCGGTGGCGGAGACGTCAACCGGGCGGCGGCCGCTGAAATGGGCGGGCCGACTTTTAAAACCTACACCATGCGTCAGTCGTATCTCAAGCTGATGCTAGAAGAAATCGGCCGCTACGTACTGTTGCAGGCGGCCCGGGTGAGGGGCGAAGTGCCCGACTGGTCGCAGGATCGCTGGCAAGTCACTGCCGTCTTCCCTGAATTGGTCAGCGGCGACCTCAGCAAATTTGCTGCCGCCATGCAGCAAGTGACGCAATCGGTGCTGCTCATGGCTGACGCGGGCCTGCTGACGCAGGAAACCGCCTTGAAGCTGGTGGCCGATGTGGCCCAACGCTTCGGGCAGGACTTTGACGCCAAAACCGAATTGGCGGCGGCCAAAGAAGAACACGCGCAGCGCCAGCGTGACCGTGCCGCACAAGACGTCTTCGGCCTAAGAGATGACGCCCGAGCAGCTCAACTTTGAAGCCGTGCTACGTGAGCGCCTGGCCGAGCGTGCCCGCACTCTCATTACGGCTGACGAACAGGTACGTGCCTTTTTGCAGCAGGCGCGCGAATACATCACGCAGCTACTGGCCGCCCAGCCCAGTGACTGGCAACTCTGGCATCTGCAAAGGCTGCGCGATCAAATCGAGCTGTCACTGCAAGCCTCCGGTCAGCAGGCCAGCGCGGCTATTGACGGCCTGCTGCGCGAGCTGTGGCAGCAAGGCGAAGACCTGATTGACAAACCGCTGGCCGCTGCTGGGTATGGTGTAGAAACCACGCTGGGCACCCTAGACGTGCGTGTGCTTTCGGCTATGCGCAGCTTTGCGGCAGACCGATTAACCAACGTCACCGCCGAGGCAGCCGCACGTATTGGCCAGCAAATCGGTCTGGTCACTATCGGGGGCGCGTCGCCTTTCGATGCCATCCGCGCCGTGCAGCGCATCCTCGGCTCGGACAGCCCGCGCCGCGCAAGCGCCATCGTGCAAACCGAAGCCAGCCGAGCCTTTGCCGTTGCCAGCTTGCAACGCATCCGCGAAGCGGCGCGGCTGGTGCCTAGCCTGTGCAAGCAGTGGCGGCGCAGCGGCAAACCCGAAAGCCGCTGGCAACATGATTTGGTTGACGGTCAGGTCCAAGAAGTGGATTTGCCCTTCAGGGTATCCAACCCTAACGGGGGCGTGGACGAAATGCAATGTCCGCATGACCCCACCGCCCCTCCTGAACAGGTCATCAACTGCGGCTGCACGCTGCTGCCTTTCAGGCGCGGCTGGCAAGTCATGCACCCGGGGGCTAAGCCTTTTACGCAGCGCGAGCTGGAGCGCAGCCCTGGCAAAGAGCAGCTTGACCGGCAGGCCAAGGCGGCCGGGATGCGCCTCGCTGTGCCACCCAATCAATCCATCCGCCCAGAATTACAAAATGTAAGAAGCGCTATTATTCCGAAGGCAAAACTGCGAAAATATGCGCTTGATCCGACCCATAAGAGTGGGGGCAACAAATCAATTGTGTTGTCATCAGCGTTGGGGTTCACCCTTGAAAACGCTGACGAATTAGAGCGCCAAATCTTGGCAGGCATTCAGGGGCAGTTGGCCTACAGTCATCTGCTGGATAAGTTTGGGCAACGCTGGACAGTTGATGTCCCTGTCACAGGCCCAATTGCCAGCGGGACGGTGCGCACTGGCTGGATTGTGCGCCCAGGCAACGATATACCGCAGCTCACAACAGTTAGATTCCTGCCAGAGTCAAAAGTTAAAAAACCACCTAACAAGCCACTGATATGAAACCAGATTACCAATTATTTGATGTTATCCAAACGCTTGTGGACGTGCCAAACGTGTCAGGTCGGACTGTACCTGCTGGCACGGAGGGCACTATCATCGAAATATTCGAGACGCCGGAACTGGGCTACATGGTGGAATTTCCCGAAGATGATGAGTTGTGCCTGCCGGTGCTCGGCCCACAACAAATCGCCCCCTGCAAGCCCTAGTGCTGACAACCATGAACAGATTCCAAGTGCCTGGCCGTACGCGCCAGAAGCAAAAGCCCGCCAATTGGCGGGCTTTGTTTTTTGGGCTTGTAGACGCTTTAAAACTTTCTCAGGCATGGGAGCTAGCCATGCTGCTCATGCAGAGCGTTGCCGCTGCATTTAAAGGTGGTTTAAACGCCTTCCGGCAGCGGGAGATACTGCCACTGTTTGCGCGATAGACCTCTGTCGTCGTTGTAGCGGTCGGTCATCTACTGTCTGCGGTGGCCCAGCAAAATGCGGGTGTCCACGCCCTGTGCCCGGTACAGACGCTCTGCAAGTGAACGCACCTCGTGCAGCGTGGGCGGCGTCCCCCGCTCAACCGTGATGTCGTAGTGGGAGGTGTGTAATGGATCATAGTTAATAAAAAACGGCCTCAAAAGGCCGTATGAATAATAAAGAGAAAAACAATTCGCCTTGCAGGGGTGTTGGGCAGGCGCTTAACGCACTACCACTATTAAGGTTATAGCCCCAATGGGGCTAAAAAGGGTTTTTAGCGGCGTGCAGCCTGCCAATGCATACCGGGCTACCACCTGCCAACCTTATTTTTTTGCTTGCCCGCCGGCACAGTCACTCCTGTCACAAGCAGGAGGACAAACTGTGTCGAATACCCCCAAATCAAAAAACAGACCTGACGCCAAAGAGCAGCCTAATGGTGGCAAGACCTCAGAGCCGCAGCAGGCCGAGGCCGAGCCGCTGACCGTCGATAAAGCAGCCGCACTCGTCAAACGCGACAACGCTGCTGTTGCGCCTGACGAAATCCTGAGCTGGCGCGAGTACACCGACCGTGTGGTGGCTATCACTCGCGACGGCCAAAGACTGGTGGGGGCGAAATGAGCCTTGCGCAAATCATTGCCGCCTTGGCAGTTGTGGGCGGATTGCGGACGCGCGATGCGGTGGAGTCGGCCATGCGCGAAGCGGCGGCTCCCACGCCGGAGCGGGATTTCCGCCGTCTGATTGAGATGGTGCGCTCGGCCATCAACACCCAAGTTAATGCGGGCAAGAACGACGAGCACAAGCAGTATGTGAGCCTGAGCGCCATTTACGCCGACCGCGCCGTGGTCGAGCTGGAAGACGGGCGCAAATATCTGTACGCCTACCGGCTAGAAGCAGCAGACGGCGTCGAGCAGGTAGCACTGGCTGCTCCGGTGGAGGTGGTGGAGCAATACGTGCCCACGGTTGCCACGCCAGCTGCCGCTGTACAGGCCGATGTTGGTACCACCTTTCGCGAGGCGGCAGATGGTTCCATTGCTGTCACGCTGATTCGCGCCGGTCGCAGCGGCAATGCCAACTACTACCCGGACACCACGCTGCGAGAGGCTGTCCATTTGTTCGAGGGCGTGCGCGTGTTTGCCAAAAGCGACGCCGAACACATTGCCGGCAGCGGGAAAGATGTACGCAACCTCATCGGTGGCGTTTACGAAGTGCGCTTTGTTGAAGGAGCACTGCCTGACGGTGGTGCACTGGCGGGCACTTTCCGCGCCATTTCGCCTGCTGACCCCACGGTGACCAAGATGACCGAAGCCGTTAAACGCGGCATGCAGAGTCTGCTTGGTCTATCCATTGACGCAACGGCCATTACCCGCCAGCGACGCGAAGGCCAGGAGGTGCTGCGCGAGGCTGTGCGTTTCTTGCGTGTGGATTCCGTCGACCTCATCGTGGAGCCGGGCGCAGGCGGCAGCCTGGACCGAATCACCGAAGCCGCCAACCCATCCATCAACTTGAAAAAAGGAAATGCCATGCCGCTCTGGAAGCAACGCATGCTGGAAGCCATCAAGGCCAAAGACCCTGCCAAACATGCCGCCATCAACGCCGAAACCATTGGCGACGACGAACTGGTCAATCTGCATGAGGCCATTTGCGGCCCGCTGGTGCCCGCCGCCGCCCATGCAACTACGCAGCGCGTAACCGAGAGCCAGGAAAACGAACCCGTCAGTCGTGGCGAGCTGCAAATGTGGGTTCTGCGCCAGCAGGCGCAGACCAAAGTCAGTGCATCCAACTTACCGCAGGCCGCCAAGGACCGCCTGAGCGCCCAGTTCGGATCGTTGGCCCGCTTTACAGAGGCAGATGTAGACGCCGCCATCAAAAATGAAGCAGATTACGTAGCGCGATTTACCGAAAGCGGTCGCGTGCGCGTGCCTGCTTTTGGCGAGGGCAGCGTACAGGTCGGCGACCGCGCCGCTGTTGTGCGCGACATGTTGGACGCTTTTTTCGATCCGGCACACAAAAACCACCGCGACGTGCACTCTTTCAGGGAGTGCTACATCGAAATCACAGGAGACCGCCGCGTGACGGGCGATCTGCGCGACTGCGACAAGGCGCGCATGGCCGAAAGCCTGGGCACGATGCGCGAATCTATCGACAGCACTACGTTGGCCGATGCGCTGGGCAGCAGCATCACGCGTCGCATGCAGGCGGTTTATGCGGGCATGGCCGACCTGGATGCCTGGAAAAAGGTCGCAACATGGGGGCCAGTGAGCGACTTCCGCGTGCAAGAGCGTGTGCGCATGGGTGGCTACGGGAACCTGCCCGCCGTGGCCGAAGGTGCCCCCTACGGTGCGCTCTCGTCACCTGGCGATGACAAGGCAACCTACGCAGTCAGCAAACGCGGCGGCACGGAAGATGTGACGCTGGAGGCCATTAAAAACGATGACGTGCAGGCGCTGCGCCGTATCCCGGCCGAGCTGGCATTGGCCGCCAAAAACACACTTTACGAATTTGTTTTTGACTTCTTTAAAAACAACCCCGTCATCCATGACGGTAAGGCGCTATTCCATGCCGATCACGGCAACCTGTTTACAGAGGCCCTGAGCGCCGAGGAGTTTGCCAAACACCGGTTGGCCATGCTGAGGCAAACGCGCGCAGGCAGCGGCAAGCGGCTGGCTACGCAGCCTGCTGTGTTGCTGGTGCCTTTCGAGCTACAGGAAAAGGCCTACGACTTGTTCGTGCGCGGCCAGAACCTGGACAAAACGTTTGTCCAAACCATCAATCCGGAAATCATTCCGGTGGCGTACTGGACGGATGCCAGCGATTGGTGCACCGTGGCCGATCCGCTACGCCTGCCCGTATTGGAAATTGGTTTTCTTGATGGCCGCGAAGAGCCGGAGCTGTTCATCCAGGACATGCCGAACACCGGCTCCATGTTCAGCAATGACAAGCTGACCTACAAGCTACGCCACATCTACGGCGGCGGCGTACTGGTAGACGGTGAAAAAGCGGCGACGAAGGCCGTGGTGGCTTAAATGAGCTTGGCTGACTATCAGCAACTGGTGGCTGACATGGTGCGTGATGTGGGCGGCGTGCTGAATGCTGCAGAGCGTGACCGCGCCATTTCGCAGGCGGTGCAGGACTACGGTGCGGCTTTGCCACGCGTGCTGGTGCATGACATGACCTGGCCTGTGGCAGGTGTATTTGGCCCCGTCCCACCGCATTGGGAGGATGGCAGTGCCATCCGGTGCGCCGAGTACCCTGTGGGGCAGCAACCGCCCAAGTTGATACATGTGGCTGCTTTCCGTGCGCCGGACGGCTGGATGCTGGAAACCACCTGGCATCTGCCCCTGAATGCCATCGTGCGCCTGACCTACACCGCATCGCATGCGGTCAATGCGGCGCAAGATACTGTGCCGTTGCACCACCGCTCGCCGGTGGCCATGCTGGCTGCCAGCAAACTGTGCCTGCAACTGGCCACGTATTACAGCGGCCAGCGCGAAACGGTGGTGGGCGCAGACGCCAGCAGTACCGAAACCCGCGCCCGCGAGTACGCCGCGCGGGCAAAGGAATACCGCAGCGCCTACTACGTAGGGGTTGGCCTGCCTGACCCTTACCGATCGGCAAACGCAGCAGGCAGCGCACAGGCCGCTGCGGCCGTTGCCCAGTGGCCCAGGCGCCGTCGCCATCAGCTCACGCCGAGGAGCCTCTGAATGCACGCCATCCACGTATCCATTGAGGGGCTGGCTGTATTGCAGCGCGGCATGGAGCAAGCGCCTGAAATGACTCGTAACGCGTTGCTGTATGCGATGACGGAAGCCACGATGCTTACCGAGCGCGAGACGCGCGAGCTGATGCCACGTGTTTCCGGGCTAACGGCCGCCAGCATTGAGAGCGATGCATTTGCCACACCGGTAGGTGTTGTTGGCACCGTGGGCAGTCCGCTGCCCTCCGCACTGTTTATTGAGCTGGGCACACGACCGCACATGCCGCCAGTTGATGCACTGATTCCCTGGGTTCGTGCGGCGCTGGGCGTGGAACCAAAACGCGAGCGCGAAGTGGCCTGGCTAGTGGCCCGCAAGATTGCCAAACACGGCACCAAGGCGCAAAAACCTTTTGAACGCGCCGCACAGGCTGTCAGTGGGCAGGTGGTGCGCATCTTCGAGACAGCCTGCTCACTCGTGGCCGAACAAATAGCAACAACAAGAGGTGCTGCATGAGCGACTTGCGTGCCCACCGCGCCGCCATTGTGGCTGCG